CCCACTTATTAAGAGTGTTAATGTTTTCTGCTAGTACTATTTTCCATTGTCTATCATATTGATCATAACGCAGCGCAAAATCATTGTACTCAAAAACTTGATCAATTAATTGTGTTTTTATATCATTAATTAATACTTTAGAAAAGTTTGGAACAATTTGTTGTAGTATTGCATCAGAAGGCAATACATCATTAACTACAATAGGCGCAATTCCGTCTTCGTCAATAACAGTCCCGTTACCTGTTACTGAAATAACCTTTACCCATTTGTATGTTGTTTTTCCTAAATGATCTACAACTCCACTATTGTCCATTAACGTACCATCAGTCATAAAGTGCTTGCCTTCTGGTGCAACAAATTTTAACATAGTTCCTGCTTCTAATAAACGTAAACTATTAGCTGTAAATGAACCTACGTTATAAGGATTTTCATCAATATCTCGAAGTAGCCCTAAAGTTTGATTTGTACTAGTGCTAGACTGTAGCCACGATGCATTAAGGTCACTAACAATAATTTTTGGATATTTTGCAAGATAAAAGTTTTGAGCGTTTACACTACTTAACATACCTTCAATTGTATTATATATAACACCTTCAATGTCTGTTTGAGTTGCAAACGTAAAAGACTGCTTTTCTACAAATTCTTCTTTATAGAGCACACCATCATCAGCAAACAAACTAGTATTTGAATATTTTCCACTAGCATCTTTTAAATCAAAGAAACGACTTATTCCGCTTGAAATTCTGTTTGAACTTTTAGTCTTAATAATATCTTGACTAATAGCAAGAGGACCAATATTATAATCTTCACCTGTAATTAATCTGTTTTGTGTATAATAAGTTGCAGGTGCATTTTGTTTAATTTCTGTATTAGTTTCAGTAGCAGTACCGTTGCTAATTGTATAATTTAATTTAAACCCAATAGTAAGTGTTTGTCGTGCACCAGTTCTTGATTGATAAGGAATATCAATACTTACTGTTCCAACTGCACTAGGTGTAATTACACTTCTTGTATTATTACTAGTTCTATAATAAGTTCTAAAATTTCCCGAAGGCAAATTACCAAAAACCCCGTCACTAAAGTTTAAATTAATTCTATCTCCAATGCGACTAGTTACAGCAAAGACATCTCTAGTTTTATTAAATAAACTGTTATAGATAACGTTGTTGCCTTCTACGGCATCAATTTTTGTCCATTCGTTATTTTCAAATCCTGCACTGTTTAATGAAAATAGCCATACGTCACTGTCATTAATATTTTCAGCATCAATTTGCACTGCTTGATTTGGTGTTGGATTGGAAACATTAAAATTACCTGTTTCAAGCTTACCTTGACGGAAATGCATAAAGAATCCAGTGTTTGAACTACCTGCACCTTGGCCGTCATCTCTAAATAGAAACGCAGGACTATTACCTGGTAAAGGTGCTTCTTCTAAAATACTGTCATCTATGATATCAGTACTTACAATTTCAAAACGTGTGCCTACGCCTTCAATACGCTTAGTAAACGGATAAATTGCTTGCCCTGTATTTGTAGCATTTAAACGATATTTTTGTGTTTGAACATCTGCAATCAGTGCAGATTTTAAAGGATTGCCTATTGAATTTGAAAGCGGTAATGCTGAATTTAGTATTTTTGTAAATTGTTCAAAATAATTTGTGTTAGTTTGATCATTCCACTTAATTGTAATTCCTGCTAGATTTAAACCATTTGAATCTAATAGATTTTCAGTTGTTTTAATTGTGTCAAATTTTAGTAAACCGTTTGCTGCTTGATTTCTGCGAGGGTTATATGACAGCATACGTGCAAGACGTAATACGCTTTCTCTGCGTTCTGCCGTTTCAAGGAAGTTTTCACGTGCGTTTAAATCAATACGGAATGATAAGTTTTGCCCAAGGAATGCAATCATATCAATTAGTGCAAGATATTCGCTAGACTCAATATAGTCGTTAAAATCTTCTGGATAATTCTGACGTAAGTAGTTGATCATCGTACGGCGTAGATTGTCAAAGTCATAACTTTGAAAATCAGCGTTACGGAATGATTGGTAAATTCTTTTCCAGTCCTCAGCTACTAGTAGCCTTGACTGTCTATCATTTGAAGACATGTGCATTTCCTTGTTTACTGATAATATTTATCTTATAGGAAAAAGTGCGTATTTAATTTTAAGACTGAAGCAAGCCGTTTTCTTTATCAAATTTAAAACGTAATTGATCTGTTATACCGAATGGCAAAACTATAATTGTGCAATCAATTTGTATACCTTGTTCATAAGTATCAATAATAATATCATCAGCTTTTATTCTAGGATCATAATTAATAATACGTGTTACGTCTTCAATTATGGCTTCTTGTACTTCAATAGTAAACGGTTCGTATAATATATCCCAAATAATTGTGCCAAATGTAGGATCACTTAGCTTTTCAGTTTGACGTATATGAAAATGATTAATTAAATCTTGTTTAATTAGTTCAAAATCGTATATACTAAAACTCTTAGCATCAGCAACTGTTGAAAATCCTCTGTATTTTCTTCCAGTAGATGCTGTTTGAGCTGTAGAGTTTACTGTTACACGTTTATATAAGTTTTTTTCTAATTGGCTCATACTATATTTACCTTAATTATTGTGCATTACTTGTAGGTGTAACTGATCTTGTAGCAGCACTATTATCCGTTGGATCTGACACTGGAGGATTTGCTTGTGCTTCTGCAATTTCTTGTTCTAAACTTCTAAGTGCATCTGCTTCTTCATTGTGAAATCTGTTAACAACACTATTTCTAACTGCTTGTGTACTACTGGGGAAATATCTTGCACCGTTTCCTGCTCGTCGTTGGGCATAAACTGCTCTAATTAGTGCAGCATCAGTAGGCTCTGTTGCGGTAGGAGTGTTTGGCGGATACCCTAAAGTTTCTAATGCATTTCTAAACACGCTTGATGCACCCCCAGCGCCGTGTTGTATTGATGTAGAAAAACCCATTTGATTTACAGTTGAAGATCGTAATTCGAGATCAAGTCCTGTTCCATTTTTAATTCGTCTAATGCCAGGAAGATAGTATTGTATCCCTGCATATTCGCTTTGTGCTGCGCTGCCTGCGGCTGTTCCCATAACCTGTGCCCATGCTGCCTTGTATGCATCTGTGCCTGCTCTTGCGCCGGTAGGCCCGCCGGCTGCTGCTAATTGTGATTCTAAATCAGGATGAGCGGTAGCTAACCAATTGTGGAATTCATTTAATGATCCGGTGTTTGCTGCTAATTGATATTTTCCGTAACTCCAGCCGCCTGTGCTATCCCAGCCTATAATTGCAGGATTGCCTCGAGATTCATACCGCTCACTCAATGCACCAATATTATCATCGAATGTATAATCTCTTAAATAATCACCAGGTGGTACACCAGGTTGTCCATTGCTGCCTGGACGACCTGCATTTCCTGTGCTAACGTTGCCGCCGCTTCCTTGCACAAATGCACTTGACTTTCTACCTTGTAAATTCTTGTTAAAGGTATCCGGAGTAAGTACACGATCTGCACTAGGAAGTGCTCCAGGTGCGTCTCTATCTGTTTGAATTTTCTTAAACGACAACGGATCTAAATTTTCATGATGAGGCCAAGGCTCATGTTGTGGTGACCTTGCAAGTATACTTTCAACACTTGATATTTGGCCGCCTGGTTTTACCTTCGGTAATGTGTTTACAGTTAAAGTTCGAACCTCACTTGCAGGACTTGCAACTGGTGCAGTTGGTCCATTCATATGTACATATATTGCAGTTTCTCTATGTTCTTTTGCACTGTTAATAAAAGTATTGCCGCTGGTCGATGTTAATCTATTATCTTGTTCTGTTTTGATATGTAAGTTTCCAGTAGTATCAATATATTGATTTGCCTTTACTTTTATATGTTGATTCTGTCCTACAGTAATTTTACTATCTTTACCAACATGCAGGTTAAAATTATTTTTAGATTCAATCTGTACTCTGCCAGATTCTACTCCAGAAGTATTACGCCCTGCTGCTTTGATATTAACATTTCTTCCTGCTTCCATGTTTATATCACGTTCAGCATTAATGTTTAAATCATTATCAGTGCTAATACTAACACTATCGTGTGCATAGATGTCAATTTTACCATCACTGGTCATTTCGATCCAAGTAGTGCCGCGAGCATTTCCGATATAAATCAAATCTTCTGAATTATTCATTAGTATCTGATGACCAGTACGTGTTCTTAGACGTAATAATTCATTTTGGGGTATAGTTCTGTCGCCGCCTGGTTCGTTTGCGCCTTTGTTTTTATAAATTGGTGGGCCGTCTTCTGCATGTGTTGCACGTACAAAACGCTCGTCGCCATCATCCATTACAATTGACGAGCCGCCTAATCTATTAGATGGAGAAGAAACTTTCTGTCCTTTGGTGCCGATTTCTGATGTAGGCGATCCGTCTCGGCGATCCTTAGGACCAGGTGTGCTTATACCAAATACCATACTTGGTATTTCTCGTCTTGCACTACTTGTGGTTGTTCCTCTAATTTCGTCGTTTAGCAATCCTTGTATTTCAAGAGTTTCTGCAAAATCTTTATTGTAAGGTTTTTCAAAAAGAGTAGGATCAACTCTTGAGCCAGTTTCAATTGCTTTGTTGTACTCGCCTGTTGGCAATTTGCGTCCTCTTAAACTTGGAGGCGTTATTCCTGTTGTATTTTCAGTTGATGCTCTGCCATCAGGAACCATAAAATTCATATAATCTGCTGGTATACATCCTATCCAATAACCAAAATTAGGATTGCCTTCTGCAAAGATTACAAGAACTTTTGTGCCTACGTCTGGCGGAACCATCCACATGCCATAACTTTTTTGTGTATGCTCATATCCGTCATTTGCAGTAAGTGCAGCATTTGGAGTGACTCCGTAAAAAGGACTAAGGTATTTTACGTTTAATAGTTGTCCGCTACGTTCAGGCGTGCCACCTGAACTAGTGTAACGCAATAATTCAACAACAAGTCCGCCCATATATTTTGTATCTAAGTTATTAACTACAATAGCTTCATAGGGACCTGAATTTCTAAATCCAGTTGTTTGCGAACTAGTAGTTCTTGTATAATTTCCGTTTGACATTTTTAAAATGGTCCTGTTTGTCTTGGATTACGTGCAGTTACTGGTGGGCCAAACTCACCGTATTGAGAAGAGCCAAATCCTGCTGCTTCTGCACTAGCAGCAGACGACATAGTCGACGGGCCTTGTGATGGTGTTACAGTTTGTCCGCTATTATTTCTACTTGGTCCGTTGTTAGGAGTATACACTTTTTTTCCTGTATTAAAATCATATCTATCAAATCCTGGAGTGATAGGCTCGTATATATATACGTTTGGAGGGCGTGGCTTTGCTGTAGCTGAACTTGTAGGAGTCGACGGAGGCTGTGTAACTGTAGTAGGCGCTGTTGCTGTAGCAGCAGCATCTG